GAGGAGGACATTTTCTAAATATAGAAGAATAATGACAGGATCACCTGTTACAAAAAACCCATTAGATTTATATTCTCAATGTAAGTTTTTAAGTCATTGGCACTTAGATTTTGAATCTTATTATGCATTTCGAGCTAGATATGCTGTTATGAAAACAGCTAATATATCAGGAAGACAAATACAACTGGTATCGGGATTTAAAAATTTAGGAGAACTTTCAGAAAAATTACAACCTTTTTCATACCGAGTTTTAAAAGAAGATTGCTTAGATCTACCTGAAAAAATATACATTAAAAGACAAATTAAATTAAGTAGCGAACAGCTTAAATTATATGATCAGATGAAGAAAGAAGCTTTAGCGGTTTTAAATGGAAAAACAGTTACGACTGTGAATGCATTAACTCAATTAATGAGGCTTCAACAAATTACGTGTGGTCATTTTACTGCTGATGATGGGAGTACTCAGCGTATTAAGAATAATAGAGTAGATGAATTAATGGATGTGCTTGAAGAAACTGAAGGTAAAACCATTATATGGGCTCATTATCAATGGGACATAAAAGATATAATTAAAGAAATTGTTAAGGTCCATGGTCCGGGGTCCGTGGTCGACTATTATGGATTAACACCACAAGATGAGAGACAACCTAATATTAAGAAATTTCAGGACGACCCTAGGTGTCGGTTTATCGTTGGAACGCCTTCTACGGGCGGCTATGGCATTACTTTGACCGCTGCAAACACCGTAATATACTATTCTAACGGATATGACCTAGAGAAGCGTTTACAGTCAGAAGACAGAGCACACAGAATTGGGCAAAAAAAGTCAGTGACGTATGTGGATATTTTGGCTGAAGAAACAGTTGACGCGAAAATCGTAAAATCTTTACGTAAAAAAATAAATATAGCATCAGAAGTTTTAGGTGAAGAATTGAGATCATGGATTTAGGGTTAATATATAAGGATGTTAAAGAAATAAGTCCTTTTATTTTAAAACACAAAATTCCTTTATTAATTTATAAAGAACTAACAAAGTACTTAAAACACACAGCAAAAATTAAAAAAAATCAATTATCTTGTTTATTAGAACATAGGAATGCGGGTGAAAATTCTTATCAAGTTTCTTTACCTTTTAATTTAATTGAAGGGTCTTTTTTGCAAGCTTATATTATTCATTTAGGAGAATATTATAGATGTAAATATGAAAATTTATCTTTTAAACAAGTTAGCAGAACTGTGCGTATGCGTAAAAATGAAGATCATTTTGATTCTTACGATTTATGGGTAAATTATACTAAAAAGGGTTCTAAAAATAATTGGCATTCTCATAATGGGTCCTTATCCGGTGTAATATACTACACTGATTGTAAAGGATCACCTACATGTTTTGAAGGTGGTTTTTCCTATAAAGGTAAAAAAGGAGAAATTATTATATTTCCAAATAATTTAAAACATAAAGTAAATACCCATACTAATAAAAGTGAAAGAATAACATTATCTTATAATCTGTATTATAAAACATCATGGATATAATTGAAATAGATAAATTTTTATCAAAAAAAACTTGTGATTATTGTATTAAGTTTTTTGAAGCTAATAAAAAACACTGGAAATCTTTTTACAAAAGAGAAAAGATACAAGTACAAGATTTATTGAACTCTAATCTTACTATCAATAGACTGTATTTAAAATATATAAAACTGTACCCAAACCATAAATTAACAAATTTAGAAATACTAAAATGGCCAACGGGTGAACACCAGGACTGGCATGATGACACAATTTATTATGATAAAACTACTGTTACTTATCTTAATGAAGACTACGAAGGTGGTAGAACTACAGTAGAAAATTACACAGTAGAACCAAAGATAGGAAAAATAATATTGTTTGATGCCGACAAGAAACATAAAGTTTCAATAGTAACTAAAGGGCCCAGATACGTAATACTAGCCTGGTATAATAAAAATTCATCACGTAAAACGTAGGATATACGCGCGACGCGCGCTAAAATTTTAGGATACGACTTTGCCGCCAGACCACTTCATTTCGGGAAGCCCGTTTTCGTAAGATTTACCATCGTAAGTCAAAACTTGTTTTCTGTTTGCACCTTTTTCATTGTACGATACGTGGACCCAGCCACCTGCGGGATCATCTTTTTTGTAGAACTCGAGGATCAGCTGGTCGAAGTCACAATTATTTTGAATCCAATATGCAGTTTGAATATTAGGAACACCTGCTATTTCGAAGTCGACCGCTTGCCCCTTGGCATGCTGCGACGTTTTTTTGCTGCCAATTGCTTCGCAAAGTTCTTCCGATCTGTAACCAGAGGTAATAGTAATGGGTTTATCAAACTTCGCACGAACAGGTTCCAATATTTCATAGCATACGTTCTCCAAATTTTTAATATCACCTGCTCCAGGTGAATTGTCAATGCCTTTTCTAGTTGCGGTCATTGATTTAGTCATTTCTTCTAATTTAAAATGTTTCGATAATTGCATGATTTTTTAGTGTAAGATTAAAGTAAATATAACATATCCCATGCCAGTAATCAACGCTCCAGTAGACACTAATAAAATACTTTCTATACGGTTTATTTGGCGTTCTAGCTTATTTATTTTATCATGAGTCTGCTTCTGCATAATCCTGCAAAGCTTTTCATGTTCTTCAATTTTTTGTAATGCGTTCTTAGCCATTAGGTTCTCCCCGCAATTATTTTTTCTGATGGTGATAGTAAAGCCTCTTCTGTTCTTGTCAAGTTAGTAGTTGGGTTTTTTAGCTGTGTTAATTGTGTATTTTTTACCACTGGCATTGGTGTTTGACCTAATGGTGGTGTTTGTATTTCTGATAGACCTTCTTCTTCACCTACATACTCACTTACATCAATGTCAAATTCATCTCGTAAATCCATTTCTCTAAACTGACTATAAAGTGCTCTTAAAATATCTTTAACTGCTAAGAAAGGATTTTCTGCTCCTAACTCGTCTGCAATTTCTTTAAATCTTTTTTGTATATCTCTTGATGGATAGTAAGGTTCAAATACACCTTCTTCTAATTTGTTATAAGTTCTTGGACTAACTTGTCTATCTTTAAACTCTCTTCTTAAAGTAGATGATTCAGTTCCTAAAATACCTGCTGCTTCTATGTTTCTAAACATTTCTTGTTGCACTTCGAATCTAGCTGCATTTGCTGCAATGTATCTATTGATTACATCTGTTGGACTTTTTTTTCCACCAGCTAATAAACCAAACACACCTCCAGTAAATTCTCGTCTAGCATTTCTCATACCTTCTTGAAATTCAGAAATTTTAAAACCCATACTATCTAATGGATCAACTTTAATAGGTCTGAAGCCCATGAAACCTGCTATCTCATCATCTACTTCTAACATATCTCCTCTTTTAGTTGGAGTTTTAGTAGAAGCTTGATATATTCTTTGAAATTGTTTGTAGGATGGTGCTAATGCATTTCCTAAATGTCTAAATCTAATTGCAGCTTTATCTCCGGCTGATGTTTCATCCGTATATAATTGTCTGCCTTCAGCAGTTCTACCACCTCTTACAGTTAAATCAGTTACAGCTTCTGTCCAAATAGATTCTGATATAAATGGATTCATTATCTCAGAGCCGGCTTCGTTAATTCCACCAACAAAACTTTCTAATAGTTGTTCACCATTTTGTGTTCCATCTTGAACATTATTTAATAAAGTTCTAAAAGGTCTACCTATTACATCGTAAGCATTACTGTGACTAAAATCCATATACTTTAACTCACCATCGTCTGTTCTAATAGGAATGATTGTAGAATTTTTAGACCATTCAGGTACAAATCTTCTTAAAGCTTGAAGTTCATCTTCTGTTACATCATATAATGCTTTAGCTCCTTCAACCGCTAGTGTTGGTACTACAGTTAAAGTTGTAGCCATACCAGATAATCTTGTAAATCCTATGCCATACATAGGGTTATCATTTTTAACTAATCCTTTTCCTACTTCATAAACGTAAGGCAGAATATCACTTCCTCTTACAGGTTTAGAATGTTTCATTTCTTTTAAACCTAGTTCAGCAATGTTAGTAGTTGTTCTAATCATTTCAGAAGGAAACGACATAAAATTACCAATAGGTAATAGTCTTGCTGTTTTAACTACGTCTCCAACGTAAGCATAGTTTGGCACAGTATTTCTAACAATGTTAGCTGCTTCTTGTTTCAAAGCATCATCACTCATTTTAATGCCAGCTTTAGCATAAGCTTTTTTCCTTCTAGCCATCTCAACAAAATAGTTGGTGATCTTCCACGTATCATCTTCAGCTACATATTTTCCTTGAAAAAACTGTCCAAGTTTTCTAAGCTTAGATAACATAGGTCGTAAAACACTATCGGTATTACTAACCTGTTCTCCAAACTTTATATCTCTTAATAAATTTTTAAGATCTCCAATTTGAACTTGTTGGTTTACAACACCTAGTTCTATTAATTCTCTATATAATTTTTCAAATGCTGGATCTTTTGTACCTACATTTAAAAGCCCTGATATATTTACCCCGTCTCTAAAAGCTTGAGCTACTACTTTAGGATTTTCAAATAAAACTCCATTCGCTCCAGCAAAAGCTCCAGCACTTAAAAAGTTTCTGATGTGTGTAGGTATAGATAAAACTGTTTTAGCAATTTGTGATACACCTTTAGGGAATAACAATAAATTTCTATACATCCAACTTGCTACATTTTCTGCTGTTGATGCATCTTCTCTTCCTCTAACAAAACCAGTAAAACCTGTTTGCATGTTGTTCATGTTTTCAATACCTGCTGCAATTTCTTTTGTTGTCCACATGTCAGCTAAAGGATTAGTTAAATTTCCTTCCTTAGTCATTCGTGACATAATAGGATTTAATTGAACTACATCTGCTACTCTATTAGTTGCGGCTTTAGCTTCAGCTTCACTTCCCCAGAAGAATCCTCTACCACCTGCTTTTATAACTGCATCATTTTTAGCAACAATCTCTCCTAAATATCCTTTAGTTCTTGCAATGGAAGATAGGTTAGTCATAGCATTAAAGATGGAATACCTTGGGTCCTGTAGCTCACCAAATAATTCTCTAAATACTTTACTTCCTTTTCCTATTTGAACTTTACCTAAAGGTCCTTTGTCAACTAATTGAACAAAAGATTTTGTAGTTTGTCCGCCGGTAGTTAAATTTTGATATTGAAAATCAGGAAGAGTTTTTGGTTTCTTCATCTTGTTTACTTGTTCTAAAATATCATCTACATGCATCTTTGCTTCTTGATAATATTGATCACTGTTCCATCTAAAGGGAACGCCTTTATTATTTTTTGCAATGTATCTTCTAAACAAGTTTACAGCATTAGAGTAAGCTTCATCGGTAGGTTGGTAAGCTCTATATCCTAGAATACTTTTATCTTCAAAAATTTTATATGTGTTTCCTACTAGACCGTCAATTCTATCTTTCATTATTCCTCTTACATTATCTTGAACTTTAACGTCATCTATTAAATCTATTAATCTTGCAAACTCAGAACGAGATTGATTAATACCTCTAATTAAATTTGCTTCTTGACCTTCAGTTAATTTTTTAGCTTTAATATTTTTAAATAGTTCATTTCCTTTTTTAGGATTAATAGGTTTTCTCATATTACCTTCAAATAAAACTTCATTTAAATTTTTTAAAAATTTAGTTTTTTCTTGACGAGTTGATTTGTCATACATTGTTTGAATAGAAGGAAACATTTTATCCACTTCTCTAGTAATGTTTTTAACTACTTCATTTGCTCTGTTTAAATCAGATGCTTTTAACGCTTCTTTATATGTTTCGGATAAAAATAATTCTTCAGGTAAATTTTGTCTTGGTCTAAATGCACCACCAATTTTATCTACTATTCTGTCAAATTTAGAACTACTATAAGCTAAATCTTTTCCTCTCTTAGCTAAAGCTTTAGCACCGGTACCTACACCATATACAAAAGGTGTAAGGAGTATAGATTCAGAACCAAATTTAACTCTATTCATTAATTTTCTAGCCGCATCATGACGAGGAGATAAATCAGCATCTCTGTCTAATTGTGTGGGAGCTGATTGAAACATGTCACCAAAAGATCCTATCTCTTCTACATCAGCAACCATCGTTTCTCCTGCAGCGCCACCCATTACACCGGCTGCAAATCTTTTAGCTCCTGCTCTTTTATTTAATCTGTTAGCTTGAGTTAAACCTTTAACCACATTAGGTGCTCCTAGTGTTGCATACTGACCAGCTTTTTTTGCTTTTAAAGCTCTGTCTGCTAGCTTAGTTGCTGTTTTAAATCCAACAGCTCCGGGTACACCAATAGAAACTAATGCTTCAGTAATTTTTCCAGCTGCATGTTGTTGTGCTATTTCTTCAAAAGGATTTAATTTATCAAAAAATTTTTCTACTTCGATAGCTGTTTTTGTATCAGCTCCAAGGTCCATTAATTCTGCTGCTAATGATACAACTCCTTCAGGTACTTTTAATACACCTGAAACTAAACCAGCACCTGCTGCTTCGTACCACGAAGCTTCATTATTTTCTTCGGCATCATTCAATGGTTCAAAAGCCATCTAGCCTCCTTACCTTATACGCTTCTTGTTTTTTACGTTTGCGTATCTTTCAGCCATGTCTTCTTTATCAATAATTTCTTGTAATTCTACAATGCTAATTGCATTTGGGTTTTGTCTTCTAAATGTAGAAGAAGAACCTCTTCCACTTGCTGGTGGAATTAAAATATAACCTCTAGCTTCAGCTTCTACTTCAGCTTGTTCTCTTGTTAATTTTGTTTCAGATTCACTTGTTCCTATAATTTTTTCTTTTTCAATAACTTCTTCACCTGTTGGTATAACATCTTCAAATGTAGTTTGATCTACTTCTGTAAAGTCAAATCCTTTTTGACCATCTTTTTCTATAATACCATTAAATTTTTTAACTTTACCATCTTTAATATCGTAGAAATATTTTCCAATTGAACTTTCTTTTTTAAGAAGTTTCTCTCTTTGAGTTTTATTTGTAGGAAGTTTTCCACCTATCAAAGCTGGTTCTACAGCTTCACTTAGTTTTTCTCGAATTGATATATCCCAAGTAGCTTTATTTTGAGCTATGTCATAGTCATCACCTTGATTTACATAAGAATTAGTTAAACCAGCTATCTGATCAGTTACAGAGGCTCTTGCTTCATCAGTTTTACTTAGAAGAGAAAATTCAAATGCTTCTGGTACGGTGTAAACTTTTTGAGTATTTGGATTTATTAAACCTTGTTTCACC